GGCGTAGAGTAAATCACCTGCCGTGTACGATGCGATGTTTGTACCCCCATGATCAACATCGAGAACACCTGTAGTTATTTTTTCCGCATCGAGATCTGTAATAGCCGAACCATCACCCTTGAGTGTCGTAGCTTCTACCGTACCTGTCGTCGTGACGTTACCTGATAAAACGTTACCCCAAATATTTGCGGTAATGTACGGGTGGTTAGATATACCACTCGCCAACGTTGGTGTTATATCTGTATCAGCTGGGTTACTGTGCGTGTATGCGATCGTATATTCCTTCTTGTTACCTCTAAAACCATGAACAACATTAGCAGTATTCATTGTCATGATCATACCCAAATCGATTGTATCCGTCGAGTTATTGTTACCGACTTCGATTATTGGGTCAGTAACTGTATAGTTTGTTGTTTCTAAATGATCTACTGCTCCTCGTGTTGTGAATCCACCTGTAATTTCAACATCGGCAGCAATTGTCATTTTGTTATTAGAACCAGAAGTATCGAATTGAAGATCCGCGTGTGAATTTAATACCCCGGATGCGTTCGTAAACGGAATCTTGTTATTTCCTAACCCAGTTGTAGTTATGGTACCGGTTAACGATGGATTATCGAGTGTAGCGCCTGTTATTGTTGATGTCCATTCAGGTAAAGTTCCATCCGATTTCATTTGTAAAACCTTATGTGCTGACCCTCTACCGAGTTTTTCTAAAGAAGTAGTTGTACCAGCGTATAAAATATCACCTTCCGTGTATCCTGATTGTCCTGTACCACCTTTAATTGCGGGTACGACGGGTAAAACAGATGTTGTGAGTGTACCCGATGATAGATTAGATGCATTAATATCATGAATATCCGAACCACTCCCTTCAAACGTGGCGGCCTTTATTTTACCAAGGGTCGTTATTGTTGTACCAGTATCTGTTAAACTCATAGACCCATCGGATTCTGCGGTTGTATCCCCGAGAACGGCATCAAGAGTTAGTGGAACTTCTGCCCATTCGGGTATATCATTACCGTCGAGTCGAAGAAATTTACCGGCGTCGTTATTAGAACCTGCGGGATTGAGTTGTCCGAGTGAATCACCCGACGTTTTACCGTAAAGTATTGTACCGGATGCATAACTAGACTGTCCCGTACCACCACTGGAAAAGGGAATTGCTCCACTTGCAAATTGATTTGTTGGAATACCCGTTAATCCTGTACCCGGACCATCAAATTGTGTACTCGCGGTTATAGTACTACCCGCTATTGTATTCGAACCCGCAATTTTACCGTAGAGTGCGTCGGCCGATTCTCTTATAAAAACATTACCTCCAACATCAACGTTACTGGTTGTATAAATACTCGTAAGTGGGTTCGTAAACTGAACAGTGTTTGAGGTTACGTTACCTTGATTTACTATATTTTCAACCGTAAGGTTTGAGAGGTAATACGAATCACCCCGATAGTTTTGCGCATTTACGTTACCGACGGTATCTAACGCGTATATTGATTGTGTTGGTACATTTAATTGAACTTGACCTTCATTACCAATACTTATAGCATGCGCGGGTGCGGTGTTCGATACACCTATTGATGACGAAGTGAGAGTACTTGTATGTATTGTACCCGAAACCTGAATTTTATTAGTTACACTTTCATCTATATTAACAGAAGACCCCGTTGTAAATTTAGTAGCTCGAGCTGTACCTTCAACACGAAGCGCGTTGGTATCACCCGTTGGTCCACACATGAAAACCTTATCCTTTACCGATAAGGCATGTATTGGTGCACTATTTGCGACACCAATATTAGAGCTTGTTACGAAAGATGTTATAGCATTACTAAACTGAACTGTATTTGAAGTTACATTACCTCTATCCGTCGCAGCTTGTAAAGTGACACCACCTAAAAGAGATGTAGGAACACTCGAATCAACAATTTCCTTTGTAGTCGACGAGTAACCTACAAGATTAGAACCTGCTAATTCAGCAACGCGGAGCGGTGCCATATAAATCGAATTCGCATTCGTGACATCAATTGCAGTATCTGACGCATTAAAAACAACTGTGTTTTCAGCCTGATTTTCAGAAACGTGTTTACCAAACCGGATTTTGGTAGACCGTTCGATGGTAGGTATGTTTTTAACCATATTAATATAAGTATGTATTTTAATTTGCATAGATGAGACCGGCTAAACCATTTTCAATTCTGAGAATGTTATAGTTAACTGCATATATAGGATCGGATATATTTCGGGTTTGACTATGTATCTTTGCTGAATCTAAACGACTAAAATTAAGTGTTCCTGTAGGCTGGAGAGAACTTGTTGATAAACAAAAAGAACACAAAAAGAAATCGGGTGACGTTACGAATTGTGTGTGGTAATAGTTTTGTACCTCCATAAAGTGTGGTTTCCCCCATCTAAAATTACCGATATCGAGACCATTAATTTCAATTTTAACCTTATTATCGGCGGATGTCAATGCACCGTTAACTGATGTATCCGAACACGCGAGGTATTTGACTGGGTGATTAAACGTAAGTTCTTGTGTAAGTTCCTGGGACGGTATACTTTTTTGAACTTGTGTGATGAGAATATCATGGTTTCGAGAAACAATATTCCCACGTTCTTCGTTATCGAGGTAATAGTAATTCGAATAACACTCGAAGTTATACGCCCCTGCTTGTGATCCCCAGTGAATACGCAATTCAACTTCATGATATTGTAAAGCAACTATTGGTAAAGCACACTGTGGACCTTCACAAAAGAAAAACCTTAAAGGGTAAAAGTATGAACGTGCACTCACACCCGGATGTGTTCCATTAGAACTCTTTGAAACGTTTGTTGCGAATGTATCTATGGCTATTTTTTCTGTAAAGACTGCATCTTGTGTATCCACGACTTGACCACCGATAAGTAACTCAACCTTATCTATGAGTTCACTCCAATCTTGGTAATCGAGTGCTTTTGTATTATCGTCTATAGTAAAATATGTGTATCCTAACAAATCACCTGAACGTGGGAATTTTATGGATGACATTGAATTGTTTTTCACAGCTCCCTGTATCGTTTGCTTTTCGACGGATTGTGAAAAATTAGAGTGTCTTTTAAAAGTTGAGTTAAAGAATGATATTTCCGGTTTACCCATTATATATTCGTCTTGAGCACCAATGGCAATGAGTTGAACAATACCGGAAGACATTTATATTAATAAGAGGTTAAAATTATAGGTACGTGACGCCCTGAAATAATTAATAAGGCATGTTCCTTTTTTTGCAAACGAATTTAAAAACGAAAATGGCATCTCCACACACAAGCGTATCACCCGCTTGGTCGTCTAAGTTAAAAGTTACTCTATCGAGTTTTCTGATTGGGTTATAATATTGTTGAATAATTGGATACTCGTTTCTAAAGAACACGGCTGTTTGATTGGAGGCGGAACCATGTTTTTCATGTTGACACAAGATCGTTCCAAAAATACCGTTAAGGTGGTTATCGGCATCATCGAGATCTTTTTTCCCGCGTTGCGTGAAATGATTTTTAAGTTCCTCTATACCGATGTGTACACACCTCGTGGCATTATCGGTCACGTTAATACTCGCAGTGAGTAATTGTACCTGGACAATATTTTCGAGTGGTGTTGGTAAAAAAAGTGTAAAATCTGTATCACTCGTTGGATCCAGATTATCAAGTATAACAGTGTGATGTTCGTATTCGAAATCGGGTAAATTGGACTGACTGGTCACTAACGCCATTTATATATACTGGAGATTTTACTTCATCTTATAACTCGATTGTGCGACAACCAATTTTTGGCCACCACAAACACCGCCTCGACTGTCGGAGTAATATTCACCGAGACACTCTTCCTTGGACTCGAGATTAAAGAGCGATTCTTCATTGGTCGTTTCGATATCGACTGGGCTGTAGTAACTGGTTCTCAAGAATTGAAGAACACAGATTATGGCGAATACAATCGCGATAGATTTTAGGGTACTTTTGTTTGTAGCGTTAAGTTTCATTTGTATTGAACATACATTTTTTTTATAAAGTGCGTTAAAGAAATTAGAATAGTTTCAATATAAAGATTAATGGACGGTGAGATTATACTTAATCGTTCTAGTACACATGTTATGAAATTGGATGATAATGAACAGGCACTAATGAACGAGATTGAGATTGATATACCAAGACCTCAGCCTGTGAAAAAACAAATGCCTAGACCTATGAAAACACAATTTACACCACCACAAACACAAACTTTTCAGGAAGACATAGATTCTTTTGCTAACCCCAACAAACAAAATCACCAATCTTCTCCTCCACCAGAGGAACCCCTCGATTACGGGGAATACGAGGATGATGAACCAGGTAACGGGTATGATTACGGTGGTGGTGGTGGTATGGGAGGTATTTACACAGAAGAAGAAAAACCATCACCAGGGTACAAAACAATAGATGAAGAAAAAGCAGACCTTGTAAATAAGATCGGTCGTTTAGAAAAGAAAGGGTTTACCGTAAATAAACGTTTGAACGCATATTCACCTATAGATGAACTTAGAACAGAGGTGAAACGAATAACGTATAGCATAGACGTCGATAAATCCGTCAAATTCTCGAGACGTATGCTTATTGCATGTACTACAGGACTCGAGTTTATGAACAAGAAGTATAATCCATTCGAGATCCAACTCGACGGTTGGTCGGAAAACGTAATGGAAAATGTTGAGGATTACGATGAAGTTTTTGAAGAGTTGTACGTTAAGTATAGATCTAAAATGGCCGTCGCTCCAGAAATCAAACTCATAATGATGCTCGGCGGTTCGGCTATGATGTTTCACTTAACAAATAGCATGTTTAAATCAGTCATGCCCAATATGAACGACGTGATTAAACAAAACCCCGAACTCGTACAAAACATGATGTCTGCGGTTCAGAACACAGTTCCTAAATCACAACAACAATCTGGTGATACGACAGATGCAAACGGGAGACGTGAAATGCAGGGCCCGGGTTTAGACATATCAAGTCTCATGGGTAATATCATGATGCCACCAACACCACCAATGAGTACGACCAGTATACCAGCAAATATTAACGCACCCGGTGACGATGATATGGACGATGATATTTCGGATATTGCAGAGGCCGATATAGAAAATTCTAAGAATGAAAAGGACGATATAGATAACGAAGTTCGTGAAGTTAAAGTTACCCAGACCAAATCAAAAAGAGGCGGTGGAAAAAAGAAAAAGTCGGTTGAAATTAATTTATAAATGATAGTATAAATGATAGGGTATTGTCCTTTAGACGAAGATCCTATTGAAAGACCCCAACGTCAGGAGGTGGTCGCCAAACCCCAAGTGGTGAAACGTAAAAGACGTAACATTTTGGGCGATGACGATACCGAATGTAATTACGTTGTAATGTTTTTTATTGCGGGCGTTATTGCCCTAGCGGTCATGGATTCACTTCCATCTAAAAAGTGAGTGATAAACCATTTACCATCCTGTTTGTTCCAGCATGGTAAATGTAAATTTGTTTTTTTAGTTAAAATTTTAATGGTACCGTATATGATCGTAAAAACAGTTATTTACCGGTATTTCAGACCAGGAACTATCACCTGGTTCTTTCCAAAGACTATATAATGCTTCACCACCACCATTTTCCTGGAACCGTACGAATATTTTATGGTACCCAGTTTTCAAGTATATATTACCTGTGGTTCCACCGGGGGTTGTGGTTGTACCATTATGACTATGTCCACCGTACCAATAAGCGATTTGAATACCGTTTATGTACATATCTGAAGCATCGTCACTATTTAAACCGAAATAGTGCGTTCCAGCTGTAGTTACTTTTAAATAACCTTCAAATGTTTCGGCAAATGTATCATCGGAGCTGACGGCAGTGTGACGTGCTCTACTTAATGATTTAGTACCTGAACTTAGACTTTCGAAATACGTATCCATAGCAGATTGTGTAGTCGGATTACTTGCACCTGCGCTACCAAAATACAGTTTTATTAGGTTTCCCTTAACTAAATGTTTTTCATATTGTGATGTACCAGTTTGTATAGAGTTACAGTGAATGGTACCGGTAACATCGAGTTCGGCATTTTGACTCGTATTTCCTATACCAACCTTACCCGAGCTTCTATAAATATCTGATCCCGACGTTGTCCAAGGACTCGAACCTCCACCACCACTCGCGTTTTCCCACGCGACCGAACCTGATGAACCACCACTCGTAAGAACTTGACCATCGGTACCCGAGTTCCCGTTAATTAAGATTCTCTTTTTTAGATCTATTTCATTACCTCCACATGTAATGTATTGAGATGATGACAAATCATTATCATCATTAGCTATTATGAACTTATCACTCTCACTATTATCTATACCCACACACCAAGCCGAACCAGATCCATCTTCACACGATAACGATAATAGAGGGTCACCGGTACCACCACTAGCCACTTTTACTTGTATAATACTATTTTGAGATGTACTACCCTGTGTTAACTGTATTCCGTTTGTACTTGAACTATAACTGATATCTAAAGGTACTCCCGGGGTAGATGTACCTATACCAACATTTGATGTTTGGTAAATGTCTACACCACTAGATGTAGTTGGCCAAAGTAAATTATTATTTTGGTAAATGTTACCTGAAATTACATTTACATTACCTGTAACTTCCAACGTTTTTGATGGGGATACGTTACTCCCTATACTTAATTTATTTTGTATGAATGCATCACCACCGACAGATAAACACTCGGATGGTGAACCGTTATTGTATGAATAGTCTTTAATCTGATTGCCACCACGTCCCCAATCT